GGAGAATTAGGGTGTTTCGAGTGTGATTGTCCCGACATGTGTACGGTTGTGAGAAGCCAAGATATCTCGACAGTTTCTTTATTAGTTCGCATAGCGCGTGTAATGCATTATAGTTTGACATGGGTCGTGGAGAGATTAATGGAATGGTATGGTTGGAGACGAAAGAATAGAGTTACATTTAATGGTTTAGCATCCGCGTACTTTATGGGAGTTCTTGGAGTAATTTTGAGTGCTTTAGTGGGCGATACAGAATTAACCTTTAATAAAGCTGTTGCAACAAGTTGTATATATTCAACTGTTGTAGAAGTGTGTTTTTCACTAGGTTCTATGTTTAGAAGTAAGAATAAATACCAAGGGCGTTCTAATTATAAAGGAATACCGACATCACAAATAGATAGTTGGGAGGAAACACGAGATTGTTCAGAAACTGCTATTACGCAGGAATACAATGATTTATTTAAACCGGGGTTAAACGAGATCATATTTGAGAAAATGATGGTCCCTCAAGAACAAAGAGAAGGTTGTTTACATCATAAATTATTCGAGCTTGACAGTAATTCTATTCTAGAAGGTGAAAAATGGTTATTAGTTGATACAGAGACCTCACGATACATTGCAGTATCTAGTAGTCCCTGTACGTATACGAAATGTCCTCTTCTCAATTACGAGAAATACAAAGAATTCTGTTTGGAATATTTAAAAGGGGAAGAAATCTTACTGAGGGGTAACTACATAGATTACTATAATAATCCTTCGTTACTCCTAAAAGATCGTATACCACCTTTATTTCGCCCTGTGTGGATGACTGATTTTGAAGAGAAACCTTTAACTCAAGATTGGTGGCAATATTTATCCACAAAATGGGATCAATATAGAAAATTTATTCTATACAGTATTAGTATTGGAGCTGTATTGGGCGCAATGTTGGGTATTTATAAAATGACAGGTTTCTTTATGCAGAAACCAGGGTCTCAAGCATGTGCTACTGAATATGAACCAAATAGTCCTCGGCATCGGAGAGCACACTTTGAAACGAGAACTGGTGAACGGCGCTTCATTCAAAGTGAAAGTGATAACCCCACTGTGTTTGAAGTAGTGCAAAAGTATATCCTTAAAAATACAATCGTTATTTCAATGGCCCGGAACGGGAAAGAAAAGATAATGTATGGAACAGGGTTATTTAATCATTATGCATTAATACCGCGTCATTATGTAGTAGAGCTAAAAAGAGGTATACATGCTGGAGCATTAATAAATTGTTGGCCTTTAAACCGTCC